CTCTGTATCTACATGAGGATACATCATCAGCAAATTCATCGCCTCTCTCGGTGTAAAATTAATATTCGGTCGGGTCATTCTATATGAACCCAATAGTGAATCCTGGTAAATTCCAATAATCGGCGAATTACTGGCTGGACTTATCACTTGGTAGGGAATTGCCGCCAATTGACGCAATTCGGTTTCTGCTAATATATTCTGAGCAAAATGCATATTCATTTCGTCCCCGTCGAACGGTGACTGCATAAATGCAGCCATTAATCCCTAAGGTTTCCCAGAGGGCCGGACTGTATCTTAAGCAAGTTCAGGTTGATTAGACCATCATCACTCACCCATACCCGTTCAGTCTCTGAATGCCTAACATATCCTATCATAACGGACTTAGTTAGTAACACTGCTGATTATCCAATCCTTAACATTATGACCATTGGGTTCGGTAATTAACCGAGTTCCCCTTATAACGTTTCCATTACAGGGTGGTAGTTAAGGCTCTAAGGACGTTCCAGCATCAAGGTATGTCGCGAAAAGGTAGTAGTATTTTTTTGGAAATTGTATATCATTATCGGTATGATATTTTTGTAATTTAGTATAGTGCAATTTTATTTGTGCGTTGTCTATTTTATTATTTTTTACGAGATTTTCGGTAGCGGATAAAGGCATTGTGTTTCGCCAATTGAATGCAAGAAGTTGTTCATCGGGGTCATTCATATCAAACCTGGATACTGGAATAACATGGTCAATGTGCCATATTGGTCCGTAATTATTCGACGTATAACGTTCGTCATACTTCATTATCCAGTTCATATATTCACTCGTTGAACAGCCCAAATATTCAATTGTATGTTTTTTCTTGAGATGTTTCAAACAATTGTATATGCGAGTTCTCACACATCGTTTGAATTTCTCAATTGGTTCATCTCTTTCACAATCTTTGCATTTTAACCTGTTATACCTAAAACGTTCTTTATGTTTGATTTCTGTGCAATAACGACAAGTTTTGTTTTCAATACCAATATTTTCTTGTTCTTGAGCTTTAATTTCATGCTTTTCCTGAGACCTCTTTTTTTTAAAAGAAGTCGCTTGTTCTATGAGAGTTTGTCTGTGTTCATCGTCTACCTGATATCGTTGCTTTCTGTTGGTATTATTACATACCTTGCAAATATTTCGGTTTTTAATGAACTCATTTATATCCCTACTCTCAGAACACACTCTGCATTTTTTACAGCCTTCTACATTACAAGAATTATTATGGTATTGTATTCGCTTCTGGTCATTACTGCACTGTTTACAAACATTTCGTCTTAAAATAAACAAACTCTCGTCTTTTATTTCCTTACATGTTGAACATGTTTTATATGTCGCACTCATTGGGTTTGTATCTATACCATGCCGATATTTTTTTTATATTGTTTTAATACTACTACGTATTCACTAGGGGGTATCAACCTTTTCAGTCCCCCTGTTGCCGACCCCGATGGGTTTAGTTTTGTCGATCGGCATTGTAAGGTTTAGTATCGCCCACATTCATTCTAAATGTGTCGCCGACTTTCATAACCTTCACAATATGACACATCATAGACATTCGATGCAAACTAGGTTGTCTGTTGAACAACACAGCATCCCCGTCCATCATGTGTCGGTGAACAATATCACCATTTTCCAAGCGAATAGATTCTCGGTCAACATACCGCAAGGATATATGTTCACCATTCTTCCTTTCCAGAATTTTCGCACCAGGGTGTTCGTCGGGACCCCGTTGCACTAGTTTCATAAGGAACTCGCGGTTACGGTCATTCACCATTTCTGGCTTCGTAATATTCATCGCAATCTTTAACGGAACACCCAGCTGTTTTACCGACAAGTTTGGGTCACCTGTAATAACCGAACGAGCACTAAAATCAACACGTTTTCCCATCAAATTGCCTCGAATACGACCATTCTTGGAGTTTAATCGACCCATTATACATTGAAGTGGACGACCTGACCTCTGCGCCATCGGTGCGACACCCTTGATTTTATTATTCACAATCATTGCGACGGAATGTTGCAAGATTGTAAACCAACCTTCCGTCACATTCGGGTGCGTTTCGGGATTCGCCAACTTTTCTCGAAGAATATTATTCGTCTTAATAATGTTACTATAAATATGAGTCAAATCATCTTCACTTCGCTGTTGGGCATCATGTTTCACCGAAGGTCTCACTGCAGGTGGCGGCACCGGTAATACCTCCAATATCATCCAATCGGGACGAGACCATTTGGGACTAAAACCCATAAACGATACATCATCATCGGATATCCGCTTGAACATCTTTAACACATGTTCCGGAGTTAACTTCAGTGTTACCTTCTGGCTTTCTGTTTCACCTTTTGTGTCGATATTTTCCCAAATCGCGCACACGGTAGCCATACCCTCCAACTTTATTTTATCTGGCTGTCTACAACCACACCCATCTTCGGTATGTTCACCACACCGCTTTATCATTTTTGACGTTAACGCTGATACATAACTCCATCTGTCTTCTTCGCTCCTAGACAAAATGTGCTTATGTTGATTCTTATTAATCAATAATTTACTACACTTATAACAGACTGAACGAGCTATTTTGATAACATCCTTTATATGCTGAATCGCAAATACAGGTCGAGCCAACTCAATGTGTCCAAAATATCCAGGTGTATCGATATACGTCATCCCATCTGTGGGACAAATCATTCCTGGTTCCAATACACCCATGCGAGGATCAAATAATCCTCCAACAACGGGCTTATTATTGTTATAAGTATCTCGAGATGTTACCTCCACAACAGAATTCTTTCGAATTTCCTCGGGAGATAGCATACTAAATTGAATACCTATGATTCTGGACGGAGTCCTTGAACTGTCCATATTTGAACGACGAGACATGTTACTATAATATAGAAGTGTATATTTTATATTGTTTATAACAACTAAATTACAAATCAATTTTGTATATGTTCGTTACGTCGCATATACACAAATTATATTTATATCAAAAGGTAATAAACGTTAACATTGTATATTTACTAACATCATTTGTTAGCTATTATGGGTTCTAAAAAAGGCGATAAACAAAAATACAATACCCGAAGTCAGAACAAGCGAAGACGAAATCGCGACGATTCTGACGATGAATCAGATGAAAACATAGTTCTCGAACTGGAAAATTCTAGCGATGATTATGAAACTGTTTCAGAATCTGAAACCGACTCTTCTTATAATCCTCCGACTAAACCAACGAATATCAAACAGCGTATTCGTAAGAATATTATTGAAAGTGAGTCAGATGACGATGATGGGGAGGACGATGATGGGGAGGACGATGAGTCCAGTGAAGACGATGACGATAAATCGGCAATTAATCCACGTGAACTTCGTAAAACAATCGCTACTCTTTTTCCTTCGAATTACATTAATAAAAAGGTAAAGGCGGACGACCGTGAATCAAAACGCACGAAAAAACAATCACGCAAAAATGTTCATAGAAAACGTTGTCGACGATATAAATCCGAGTCCGAGGATGAAGACGACGATTCAGAAGAATATTACGAAGATGACGAAGACGATGAAGGTGATATGGAGGATTTTAATATTATCATTTCTGCACTTACGGGAGGCGGAATGAGCGGTGCAGATGCAAGTGATATGAAAGCAATTGAAGACGATAAAGATGAAGAATGTAATAGTGACGATGAAAAACTTTTTATGAAAGAGAATTACGAAACTATTTCGATTCCAAACGTTGAGAAAAAGGTATCTGATAAAAAGACAAAGAAGGATAAACAATCAAAACGTCACAATAAATCAGACAAATCTGATGCGTCCGAAACCGTCGACGCCGAGACGGAATATAAAGACCTTGTCGAACTAAAAAAACAATTGTCTGAAAAACTAGCCAAACGTCCTAATAATAAAATTCTGTTAAACGCGGTTGAAGAATGCCGCAATTCAATTCGCAAGCTTATCAAAAAATCTCGCATGAAAAACGCCAAAAAATATTATAAAATGGTTAACGGCGAGGACGAAGAGAAAACCGGTGAAATCGAATATTTTAAAAAACAATTGTCGAATAAAGAACAATTGCGTGTTATCAAAGAGTTAAATGAAATTAATGAACATACGAGTATTAAAAAACCATATCGCCTTACTCTTCTCGATAGCAATATTCCTCCAAAATATAAAGCAACCGTTATGCAAAAAGTGAATATGTTACGCTCGATGGAACCAGGTGACCCTGAATATTTTAAACTCAAAACATGGGTTGACGGTTTTATGCGTATTCCCTTTTCACAATATAAAACTCTGGATGTGAATATTACCGATGGTATTGAAAAATGTAGCGAATTTATGGAAAACGCGAAACAAACATTGGACGAATGTGTTTACGGTCTGAATGACGCAAAAATGCAAATTATGCAGATGATTGGACAATGGATTACCAACCCGGGTGCATTAGGAACAGCCATCGCCATTAAAGGTCCTCCAGGAACAGGTAAAACCTCGCTTGTAAAAGAGGGTATCAGCAAAATTTTAGGGCGCGAATTCTCGTTTATCGCATTAGGTGGAACCGGGGATGCGAGTTTCCTTGAAGGGCATGGGTATACATATGAAGGCAGTATGTGGGGTAAAATTGTGCAAATATTAATGGAAAGTAAATGCATGAACCCAGTCATATATTTTGATGAGTTAGACAAGGTTAGCGACACTCCCCGAGGAGAAGAAATCATCGGCATTTTGACCCATCTTACTGATACTTCGCAAAATAGCCAATATCATGATAAATATTTCAGCGAAATCACTTTTGACCTCAGTAAATGTCTATTCATATTCAGTTATAACGACGAAAGCAAGGTAAATCCAATCTTGCGCGACAGAATGTATCGCATTATGACGAAGGGATATGAAGCGAAAGAAAAACTAATTATTGCAAAAGATTTCCTGTTACCTAAGATTCGCGAACAAGTCGCATTCAAGGATGATGAATTGATTATTCCCGACGACATTTTAACCGAGATTATCAAGAATGATGCTATTACATTGGAGGAAGAGGGTGTTCGTAATCTGAAGCGATGCTTGGAAATTATTCATACCAAATTAAACCTTTTTCGATTGATGAAACCCGAGAAGAACATTTTTGCGAAAGAGATTGATATGCAAATTACCTTTCCCGTTACAGTTACGAGTGACCATATTAAAAAATTAATCGAATGTGATAATGAACCGAATCAGAGCTTTCTTGCTATGTATGTGTAATGTATATTTCAAAACCTATTAGATATATAATCTATTATTATATATCTATAATGAGTCAAACTGAAAATTGCAATGCTATGATTCGTTCACGTGAAATATTAAATACAGTTCATATCAGCATTCAAGACGGCACGTATCGTAATATTATAAATTTAATCGAATCTTATATAGAGGCAAATTGTAATCATGAATATGTTGACGACTTAATTGATATTGACCCAGATACATCAAAAATGATTCGATATTGTATACATTGCGAACATTCTCCTTGATTTTTTGTATATAATTAGATGTTTCGATATATAGCCATTCCGACCTCTTGTAAATCAATCATGACTTTTTTTAAGTTTTCTATGTTTTTTTTATCGTTCGACTTTTCATTCACATGTTTTTCCATTAAATTCACAAAATCATATACTATTTTGTCCTCATCCTCCTCGCAAATGTCTTTCCAATAATCAAAATCGTCCTCGGGAAAATGTGTGTTGAATATTTCGTTTATCACACTAGGATGGATATGTTCATCTATACATAATTCATTCAGGTATGCAAATGCGATATCATTTATGCATCGCATACATTCAGGCGCTATATTGTTGTTCATTAATGTAATGGTAGTCATCATTTCATTAATTGTAATCAAAACTTTGTTGGGTTATCATTCGCTTAAAATAAAATAAACCTTTCAATTTTATAGTTATTCCTCAACTGTCTCTTCCTCTTCAACGGTCTTTTCCTCTTCAACGGTCTCTTCCTCTTCAACGGTCTTTTCCTCTTCCTCTTCAACGGTCTTTTCCTCTTCCTTTTCCTTTTCCTCTTCAACGGTCTTTTCCTCTTCCTTTTCCTTTTCCTCTTCAACGGTCTTTTCCTCGTTTGTAAAGAATGTAAACATTCTAGGTGTGCTACTCTGACTATCAACTTCCTCGACGACGGATTCTTCAGATTCCTTATCAATTGTTACATTATCGGTTTCATTCTTATCAGCAGGACATTCACCACCTAACATACACGTAACATAATCAGTAAACCCTTTAAACATCTTATATTATCTCATGTTAATATAAAATTTACAAAACTTTTTACTGTGCTGCCTTACATGCAGTTTGATTTCCACCACGGGTTCTCAATAATTCAAGTTGTGTTGCGTCCAGGCATAAATATCCCTGAGAATTACTCATACCATTAGAAGTTAACGCACATTCCTCAGACAAACTACCAGATGCTTCGGAAAATGTATCTAGCTTACTATTTAAAGATTGGGGTCCATATAAACCTTGGATATTCTTAACACGTTGTGCAGTTGGGAGACTAGATGTGCTCTCGATTAAATTTCGGTCTTTAATATCTATATTTTTATCGCCAGGATATGTAGCATAATGAACAGGTCTAAATCCTTCTGTGTCTTTCAACATTGTATGCTTAGGAAACGAGTTATACGCGGCAACTTTTTGCGATGAAAGACATGTAGACATTGTGATTACGATACCCAATACAATAATGGCGATTAAAAGCCCGGTTGATATCTTTACAGGAGATTTCATGATTACTTATATATTTTACCAGAGAAAATCTATTCCTATAAAACATATTCTCCGGGAGATACCCCCGGAGATACTCCAGGACTATCTACTTGGGATGCAGATTTAAACGTCTTTTTATCTATGTCTGTTAAAGAAC